CAGCACCCCCGGTCCCACCAGCACCCCCGGTCCCACCACGTCCCGTGAAACGCGACCCACGTGCAAACTTAATGACGGCTTTGAAAGCAAACCTCGAAAGACGTGGTATTAGACAAAAGTTAAACCAAACTTCTTAGACATGAACTTTTTTGCACTTTCGAGTTCAGGGTAACTCCATAAAAGCCATCTCGACCAAAACCCCGCGGTATACAAACCTGATTTACTCCAGTTTTCTTTATCGCTTCGTGTAACATCGAGCATGTTTTTGTGAACGAGTTTAGGATCGGTTTGTTTTTGAACCATGTGTGGTACAAACCCACCGTGACGCGTGACGTACATACGCATACGTAAAGGGTTTTTATGTAGTGTATAATCAGAGTACCCCTTGGCCCCAAAATCAACAATCTTACCATCATCGAACGTAACTCTAAACTTTTTATCAAATCGCGGACTTTTTCGTAAACGAACACGCATGTATACTATAATTATTGAACATATTTATTTTGTAACCTTGCGAGTGTATAGTGGTGATACAAATGAAGTATACCAATCGCTAAAGAAACGTAAACCGCTGGGTTTTTCCTGGCTTTTCTGTTCATGAGAATCAGAATAACTGAAGTGAGAATGATGAGTGTTGGTAAAGTGAACAAACCAATTTGAACATTGGTCAAACCAAGAAACCGTTTATCTAACGTATCGATTGTATCGTTTTGTTCTGGTGCGTAGCATTCTTTTCCTTTATAACCTGGCATTTATTATATATACACAAAAAAAATGTGGGTTTTCATGATTCCTATAATATTATTATTGAACGATTATTTAAAAAATCCAATCGATAGACTTTATTTTCAGAAACCTTTACGTCCACTCATCGGTATACGAAACTCACTCGTAGACTTATTTTTTTATAAGCCACACTATTCGGTCGACGATTTTCCAGGCCTTTGGCGTGTTCAAAAACACTTTTTCGATATAAAAAATGAATACGACGGGTTACACAAAAACGCACAAAAATGGTATTTCCACGATCTCGATCCATGGTTTGAATATAATCAAAATTATTATTACTATAAAATACACGATTTTCCGAACATATACACATTTTTAAAAAGTATACCGTGTGTTGATCATGCCATGATTGCGGTCATGGAAGGACCAATGTCTATATCAGCACATCGGGCCGAGAGTAATTTACAGTTACGGTACCACTTAACACTCGAAGGAACAAGTAATCTTACCACGGAGTTTGATATTCATCAACATAAATCCGGTGAAGATGTTCTTTTTGATCACGCGAGGTACCACCGCGTTGATAAAACCGACGAACAAAAGCGTGTTGTTCTTATTCTAGATATTAATCGGTTTTATAAATTTCCATATATAAAATAATTCTATCCTCGTCCGATTGATTTTCCGCCCAGTGTTTTTTACGAGCATTCATGATTATATGTTTACCATTTTCTTCTGTAACCTCACCTAGTTCTATATGATGAAGTATACAGTTTTTTGGACATTTAATACCTAAATGATATGTAAATATATAATCATCACCTACATAATCAACGTGTTCTTTGAGTTTTACACCCCCTTTCATTAATGAAAACCCAGCTACATGTATACCATCGATCGAAGATAAGAGTTTTGTTGTTTCTGGACATAAATTACAATTACTCGTAATGAAATTACCACCCCATATGAGTGGCCAACTTACCCATGATTCCTGAACATGATCTTGTCCACCTTTCAACCATCCACATTTACCGTCTGTGTATAACATCATAACCTGTTTTAGATATTCGGAACCAACCCATTCACCTTCTTTACGAGGATCGTCTCGTATGAAAGTTTCTGGTAGTAAATTTACTTCTTTTTGTAAAATATGAACGTAATTTTTTAATTCTTTTAAATGCATTGTTCCTTATAAATGTTTTCTACATACCGCTTTATACATGTTATGATCACCGACAAGTTCAAGCTCATCGTTTTGAACAATACGTTTTGTAAATGGTCCGTGTGTACCGTCCATACACTCCATACACATCGCCGATATTTTAAACACTTTATCGGCGAGAGGTACACAATCTATGAGTTCACCAAACTTTCTTTGTTTGTAATCGCCATCGAGCCCCGCGAGTAAAATCGTTTTACCCGAATCGAGAACGCGTTCAACAAACGTTTTAAGACCCGTAAAAAACTGAGCTTCGTCTATGGCTATAACGTCGACATCTGAAAAATCGACTTCTTCGAGACTATTTGTTTTTATACAATCGAAACGAACATTATCGTGGGTACGTAAAACGTCTTCGGAGGCGCGTGTATCCTTTTTCGAGTTTATAACGAGAATCTTTTTACCTATAACGCGGTACCGTTTTAAACGTCGGATAAGTTCAGACGTTTTTCCGGAGAACATGTTACCCATAATAATCTTAAGACTCATTTCTAATTATATGCTACACTATTTTAAATGGTTTTAAAGAAACAACTCTTAGAATAATAAAAAAACATGGAAACACTTAGAATTAAACGATTAACTCTCGAAGCAACTTTACCGACGCGTGCATCTCCTGGTTCGGTCGGGTACGATTTGTATAGTATGGAAAATATGACGATCAATGCGTGTGAACGTGGTATCGTAAGTACGGGTATTTGTGCAACAATTCCTACTGGCGTGTATGGTCGTATTGCACCCAGATCTGGATTAAGTGTAAAACACGGTATTCAAACGGGGGCTGGTGTTATTGATCCAGATTATACGGGTGAATTGAAGGTTATCTTGTTTAATCACGGGAGTGAACCATTCGAAATTAAACAAGGCGATAGAATCGCCCAATTGATTTTGGAAAAGTGTGAAACACCACTTATTGAGGAAGTCGATGAATTAAAAGAGACAAAGCGGGGCGAACGAGGTTTTGGATCTTCGGGTACGAACTAAATTAAAAATTAGTTTCCAAATGCGATACCACCCATACCATTCTTAATCCTGAGAATGTTATAGTTGACCGCATACGCGCGAATCATATTGATGTTTGGAGTCACTGGACCTGGACCATTAATATTTATCTTGGCGTTATCGATTCGCGAAAAGTTCAAGGTACCCGTTGGTTGAGACTTGTTCATGGTAAGACAGAATGGCCACGTATATATTTGTTCCGAACCGACCGTGTTGTTAAGAATTGAACAGTGTCTCGATGGAACAACGTTTCTGTGGTATTCACCTGTCATATTTTCAAAGAGTGGAACACCGTTAATAAACATAGACGCGTCTGTGAACTCGTATGCCGTAGTCGATTTATTACCCGCAGCTATATGAACGGCCTTTACTGGGTGATTAAAGTATGTCAAATCAATCGACGTATCGGAAGCAGACATTGGTTGGTATTGTGTTTGGGTAATGAGAAGTTCGTGTTCGCCGTTTGCAAAGAATTCGCGTTCTTGTGTGTCGAGAAACACGTACGAACCGTATACCTTTGGTCTATTAGAATTTAAATCAAATGTACCATTTCTACACTTAATTCTAATTTCAACTTCGTGGTATTGAAGACCGACAAGTGGTAAAGATTTCGTCCAATCTTCACTGAAAAAGAATGGAATTATATAACTCCCAGTGGAAACATTATCACCACCGTCTTGAGTCGTCATGGCACACGTCGCTTTTGCTTGAGATTCGTTATATAACGTGTTGTGTACGGTATTAATGAAAAGTGTATCTAATTTAGTCACTTCCTGACCACCAATCCACAAAGAGAATTCAGTTGGCGAAGTTTCACTCGCTTCCGCATTCGAAAAAATAGAGGCATCGTTATTACGAGTATTAATATTGGCATTTTCAATCCAAACGTAACTCAAAAGATCACCTTTCGATTTGATAGGAATGGAAACTTCGTTTCCAGATCCAAACGTACCAATATAATCCATACGTTCTGGTTTAATAGCAAAGTTTGTGTGACGTTTATAGTTTTGTCTAAAAAAAGAGACTTCTGGGTTGCCTGTGATATAGACATCCTGGGCACCAACGGAGACAAGATCAATCAAAGCAGCTGACATATTTACTACTATACTATATTAAAAAAATCAGGCGTTAACGAAGTAAGATAAAAATGGTCGTGTTCCAGGCACTCACCTGGGAAACACAAGACACGGAAGACGAACACCTTATTAGTATTTTTGGTAAAACGAGTGAAGGTAAATCCGTGTGTGTGACGACGAGTTTTACACCATACTTTTTTATAAAACTCCCTAAGAAAACGACACCATTAGATGTTCGTAATTTGTATACAAAGATTGATAAAACGTGTCCTGAGTGTCTGACGAGTTACGATATTGTTCAATCTAAAGATGTATGGGGGTTTCAGAATAATGAACAGTTTACGTTTATGCAGTTAAATTTCAAAAATTTAGCGGCGCGACGAATGGTAAATGGAAGACTAAAACGTACATTACCCGATGAATCTATAAAATATAAGGTATACGAATCCAATTTAGACCCCGTCCTGAGATTAATGCACAGAACGGGTATACAATCTACGGGGTGGTTGGATACCGGCGACGAGTGTGTGCGTTCGTATCTCGCGCATGTGGATATAGACTTGTTCTGTAATAACTGGAAAACACTTAAACCCATTGATATTCCCGAGACGGCGCCATTTGTCGTTGCTTCTGTGGATATTGAGTGTAATAGCTCAACCGGTAAGTTTCCTGATGCAGATGTAAAAGATGATGCGTGTTTTCAAATTGCTGTATCACTTGCACATTTTGGTTCCGATATACCGTACGATAAAACGTGTTTCTGTTATAAGAAGACGGACCCGGATTTAGAAGGGTGTATAATTAAAAGTTATGATACAGAACGTGAAATGCTTATGGCATTTAAGGCGTATATGATGGAAAAAGATATTGACATTATAACTGGGTGGAACATATTTGGTTTTGATTTGGAATATATTATGAAACGTGCGGTCATGACACATTGTGATCCATCCTTTTACGAAATGAGTAAATTGAAAAACTATACGTGTGAACTTGTGTATAAGAAATTATCGTCGAGTGCACTCGGTGATAACGACCTTAAGATTTTACCTATACCCGGGAGGTTTATTTTTGATTTGTTTCATGAGGTTAAAAAAGGGTACAAACTTGATTCGTACAAACTCGATAATGTTTCAAAATTGTACCTCGGTGATAATAAAATCGATATGCCTCCGAAAGAAATGTTTGCGCGTTTCGTTGAAGAAGACCCCGTGAAGTTACGTGAAGTTGCGGAGTACTGTATTAAGGATACTTTGTTACCACACAGACTTTTGTCTAAACTGTGTACACTCATAAACTTACTAGAAATGGCAAAAGCGACTTGGGTTCCTCTGTGTTATTTGGTTGAACGGGGACAACAAATCAAAGTATTTAGTTTATTAACAAAAAAGGCACGTGAAATGGGGTTCATGGTACCAACACTATCTTGGGGTCAACAGTCTACAATAGGATACGAAGGTGCGACTGTTCTCGAAGCACAGAAAGGTGCCTATTATACACCTATTACCGCCCTAGATTTTGAAGGCCTGTATCCATCAATCATGATGGCACACAATTTATGTTATTCGACCCTCGTTATGGATTCGAAATACGAAGACATACCTGGTATAAAATACGAAACGTTCGGGTTTTATAAGTTTGCACAAGACGTTCCGAGTCTTCTGCCAAGTATTCTCTTAGAACTGAAACAGTTTCGTAAACAAGCTAAAAAAGATATGGCACAATCGACCGGTGCGTTAAAAGAAATGTATAACGGTAAACAATTAGCGTATAAAGTGTCTATGAACTCTGTATACGGTTTTACGGGTGCAGCAAAAGGTATGTTACCATGCGTACAAATTGCATCTACGGTAACGTTAAAAGGGCGAAGCATGATTGACGAAACAAAAGCATACGTTGAAAAGAATTTTCCGGGTGCAAAGGTAAGGTACGGTGATACGGATTCTGTTATGGTCGAATTTGACGTTGGAAATCGTAAAGGTATGGAAGCGATCGAGTATAGTTGGGAACTTGGTGAACGTGCCGCGGGTGAGTGTACCAAACTGTTTAAAGCACCAAATAATCTCGAACTTGAGAAAGTATATTGTCCGTACTTTTTGTATTCAAAAAAGAGGTACGCCGCGAAACTATGGACAAAAGGAAAAGACGGGAATATGAATATGGATTATATAGATGTTAAAGGTCTTCAATTGGTTCGACGTGATAATACACCACACATGCGTGAAGTGTGTAAAGAACTACTCGATGTCGTGTTAGAAAGTAGTGATACCGGGCCACCAAAAGCACTCGCTTTACAAAGAGCTATTGAACTTATTGAAGGTGATGTACCGAATGAAAAGTTGATACTTTCACAAAGTCTTTCTGATTCGTATAAAGTAAAAGGTTTCACAGTTTCTATTAATAGTCCTGATATTAAGGATATTAATCAAGCACACGTCCAAGTTGTAAGAAAAATGCGTGAAAGACAACCGGGTTCCGAACCACAATCGGGTGATCGTGTACCTTATATTCTTATCGATACGGGTGATCCGAAAGCAAAGGCATTTGAAAAGTCTGAGGATCCAAAATATGCAAAGGATAATAATTTAAAAATAGATTATAATTATTATTTCATAAACAAATTTTTAAATCCCGTGTGTGATTTAAT